CTGGGCGTGGATTTTGTTATGGACCCTGATCTTGTTAGCACTCCTAAATATGCTGCCCTTACAGCTGGATGGTTTTGGGATACCCATAAACTCAATGCTCCAGCGGATGCCCTTGACCATGCCAAGGTAACCAAGATTATTAATGGTGGAACTATAGGGCTTGAGGATCGCATTAAGCACACCCAGCAAGCCCTATTAGTCCTGGCCTAAGTGGCAGCACCAAGCGCAGCAATGCGCTGTTGATGACCAGCAATGTGGCGCACACGTTTGGCCATGTCTACCTTGTTGATGGTGTCAGCATTGGCCTCACGTAACTCACGTAACTTAGTCATGCGCTCACGTGGCTTGATCTTCTGACTGGATGCTATCTTCTCGCAGAACTGCTCATACGCATCTTGCCATTCTTCTAGCGTGGCGTGAGTGCTATGCGGTGAATCTTTGCCAGGCAAGATGATCGCAAACTCACCAGCTGCAGGCGGTGGCTCGATGGCCAGCTCTTCAAACGGTGGGTGATCAACCAACTCAACCTCACCAGTCTCTACATCTGGCGCAGTGAACTCTACAGCTGGTGCTGGCGCTGGCGCCTGCAATGCATCTAGCGGATTGCGTGGCGTGATGTCTTTGGGTGGGCGCTTAGTCTCCTCTGGATAGTCTTGTGCCTCTTCAGTGCTGATCAATCCCTTGAGTACATCTGGGTAAGCATCACGTAAAGCAAAGCCCCTGGCTCTCATCTGCAGCATACGTTTTGGGTACGCCTGCCATGGACCTTGCTTGCCCCACAGGCCTGCACGTTTAGCATCTTCTACTGAGAAACGCACGGTGACTGGCGCTCTGCCTTTACGTCTGGCCACACACACGGCCACTGGGTTTGACGTACCCTCATCCTCAATGCTTTCCTCAACACCATCACACACTGGGCTGGCCTGGACCAGCGCCATCATGGCATCACCGTAGACCGATGGCTTGCCATTGATCACAGCAATATTCTGCAGCGCCTGCATCGGGGCTAGACCCATTTCCATACCCCACTGAATGCAGACCATGATGTCTTGTGGCTTGCCCATGTATTGCTTGGGGACCATGTTGCTGTTGGCCAGCATCTCGCTGAACTGGATGGCCTCGGTTACAGTGGCTGGCGCAAAGCCTTGTCGGCTAACTGTTACTTGCATTACTCTTGCTCCTCATCTAAGTGTGAGCGCAAAGTCTCAAGGACAAGAGCTGCAATGTGGTCAACGATCTTGCCAGCTGCATCAATGCTCACATCAGGGAAAGCATCAATGATTGCTACGGTTGCTTTGGCGTGTGCCTTTTGAACTTCTTGACAGTTAATCATGCTCTTGTCTCCTTGATGGTGAGTGTGGATTGACGAATGGAATAGGCTTCTTTTGCTGGTACTACTTTCTCTGGTTGTGCTTTGTAGGAACGTACTGGCCAATTTATAGTAAAGCCACCAGCAATGGCCTTAGTGTTTGTACCCATAAGTTCTTTGAGGCGCTCCTCATCTTCAGCAATTTGCTGCTCTCTAATTTTTAGAGAGAGTTTGTTGTCAGAGATACGTTGTGCTAACTCGATTGCCTCTTCAGAATCAAGCGTTACAACAGTCTCTTTTACTGGATATATGCCACGTTCATCTGGCCAGCGCTCACCATTTTGGGGCGCATAGTAGTCAATAGATCCTGTCTCTTTCCAGTTATCCAGGCGAGACTGAAAATCAATAGTGGCTGCAGCAATGCGATCAAGTGTTCCCTGGTGTGGAGCGAAAAGGAAAAGGCGCATCTCGCTGGCTTTGTACAGCACAGCAATACAGCCCCAGGTGGCTTTGACAATGTCCATCTGAGCCTGCAGCTGGATCGGACCACGGTACAAGGCTGGCGCATCTTCTGCCTCGACAGATGTAACCTTGGCCTCAATGACACCCATGCCATCTAGAGTGATGGAGTCCTGGCCAATGACGTAGATGCCATTGGCTGGATCTGATACAACCACTTGGCCACGGCCAACAGCTGTGCCATCCAGGCTGCAACAAAGTGGCAGTGAGTCATGGTAGTAAGCAGTCTCATGCTCGGTCACCAGATCGGTCAAGAGCAAGCGCTTGGCTGCCTCGGCCAGCACCACAGGCTCTAGCGTATTACCCCAGGCCATGGCCTCATTGCCGATGTCTGGACGCTCAAGACCTTTGAGTGCGTTGATTGAAAACTCTAGTTCATCATTTGGGTTTGACCACTTGGACAACCCCAGCAAGCCTGGTAGGCGTGATGCACTAAGCATCGTGTCGGGTGTTACTTTGTTAACCATTTCAATGCTCCTGTTTAGTGGCTAGTTGATAAATGCGGATGATTCGTGCGTGTGCCTGGGTATGGCTGGCCTCGGTATAACCAACTGCCTGGAATTGCTTAGTGCGAAAGACAGCGCCAAGCACTGATGGGTGCATACCGTCTGGGATGGATATGTGTGAGCGGATGTCATTGATAGACACGCTGCCCTGTTTCTCACATATCGCTACGGCTAGTGTTCTGCAGCGACTCAGGAACTCAGAGTCTCTGGCCTCGAATAGTGCTAATTGGTTATCTCGGATAGCCTGGCCGACTTGGGTGGTATTGAGCATGGCAACCCCTTACCAGGTCAAAGCAATGACAACCAGGGCTACAAAGCCAAGGACGTAGATTGCCTTATCAGCATTGGAATATTGATCTTCTTGAGGCTTAGATTCGCCTCGCAAAAGTAGGTCCTGCAGCCAGTCTTGGTCAGGACTACTATGCTTTTTGGTAGACTGATACTTACTACCAATTACTACCTTGCCAGTGTCTATGGAAAATGTGTGATAACTACTTTGTACTACGCTACCTGTAGTGGTTGCTGGCCAATAAACAGTATATACATCGTATGAAGTAGAAGAAGGTTTTAATAAGGCGCCAGCAGCGCCTTTGATTACCTGGTACGCCATTGACTGGCGTTTTGGTTTCGCTCGATGAACTAATGAAGAACTAAAAGTACTCATTTGCTTTCTCCTTTTTTGATAAAGTTTCTAAGGTTACAAGATTCAAAGGTCACTCGGTGAGCTTACGCTACCTGTAGTGGTTAACGCTTTACGAGATTGTTCTTACGCCACTCTTTGGTGGCTACATCTTTCTTATTCGTTTGGCTCAGTGCTGATCTAGCGTGTTCCATGCAGCCCCTGGCTGCCATGATTCGCCAAATATCACTGCGCTCATCTTCCCAACCAAGCTCCGTGAGCTGCACCGAAAGTTCGCTGAAAGTCTTGGCTGCCCACTTGATGTCTTCCATAACTAAGACTGGGACATCGAGCCTGCAGTTGACGCCACGGCCAATGCGGTTGAAGTACTTGGCCAGCTGCTTGCGGTTTAAGTCTTTCTCACCATCAAAGGGTTTGACGTGTTCGTAGATTGGGAGCGTTGATCTATAGCCAGTCATTACTTAGCTCCAATTCTTTTGAGCAAGTTGCTGACCTGGCTGGGATTCCACAGGGAGTTACCACGTGGTGTTTCAATGCCACGTGCTGTCAGTGCTGTTGCGATATCACGCAAGGTGCTGGCGCCAGACTTTTTGATGATGTCGTTGACCACTGGTGCGACACGGTCAGCATATTTGTCGGCCTGCTGCTTAATCACTTTGACGCCAGCCTCTGAGCCGATCTCTGGTGTTGGGCTGCCGAGTACTTTACCTCTGCGCTTTAGTGCCTGCAAAGCCTGGCTAGTGCGCTCAGAGATGCGCTTGGCCTCATACTCAGCAAAGACAGCCATCATCTGCAGGAATGTACGGTCAGCCTCTGGCATATCAGCGCAGACAAATGGAACTTTTCCGTTGAGCAATGTAGAGATGAACTCCACATCACGTGCTAGGCGATCCAGCTTGGCCACTACTAACGTGGCTTTCTGCTTTTTAGCCAGGTCAAGTGCAGCCATAAGGCTTGGACGGTCCTTGAGTTTTTTGCGTGTGCCTGATTCAATCTCGGTGTACTCACCAATGATTGACCATTTGCCACCATTGAGAAATGTACTAACCAACTCTCTTTGAGCCTCTAAGCCAAGGCCTGATACGCCCTGCTTGTCTGTTGATACTCGGTAGTACGCTACGAATTTGCCTGTGTGCGGTGTCATGTAGAACGCTCCTGTTTACGGTATGGTCCTGTTTTGATATCGAATTGATATCGCATGGAAGTATTCTATTACAAAAACCATACGGCCTGTAAACACCTTTTTTGTATTATTTTCTAAGGAAAACCCTAATACCCTGTTCACTGTACAGAATTCAAACGCTAGAATTGATATCTAGTTGAAATCAAACGTACAAAAGCCATGCAAAAGACACCCAAAGTAGCGATGCTCATACGCCTTAGACCTAGCACTAAGGAGCTTTTAGACGAGGCCTGCAAAGAGCAGCAGCGCTCACGCTCTAGCCTGATAGACCAGCTGATCAAGGATGTTTTAACCAGGCAGTACGCAGACTTACATAGCAGACTGGATGACCTGGTTGGGAGGCAATCAGCATGACGCACAAAGAGGCAAACAAGCTGCTGGACATGGCTCGCAATGGCAGAGACATACCAGAGGAAGTGATCACTGAGGCGCTTGAATGGACCGATGACATCGAGGCATTCAATCCTTACTGCGATGCAGTTGAGGCCTATGTAGACAAGATGAGAAAGAGTGGCCTGCTGTGATCACCACCGTATTGGCCATTGATCTTGGTACACGCACTGGCTGGGCAGCGCTCACGCAGGGCAAGGTTGTGCATGGCTGGGTAGATCTCAAACCAAAGCGCTTTGAAGGTGGTGGTATGCGCTTTCTCAGGTTCAAACAGTGGCTTGGAGAGATCAAGAACGCTGTTGGTGATATCCAAGCGGTTTACTTTGAAGAGGTAAGACGTCACCAGGGAGTTGATGCAGCTCACGTTTACGGTGGCTTGATGGCCACGCTGACTGCCTGGTGCGAACACCACCAAATCCCATACAGCGGTGTGCCAGTCGGGACTATCAAGTTACACGCCACTGGCAAAGGCAACGCCAACAAAGACGCCATGGTGGCTGCCATGCAGGCCAAAGGCCATCCAGTAACAGATGACAACGAGGCCGATGCCCTGGCCATATTGCACTGGGCGATGGAGCAAGACACATGAGAAAACCAATTGGCCTGACATACCCATTGAGCGTTCTTACTGAGACACCAGAAGAGCAAGAGGCATTCAACCAGGTTGAGCGCAACAGCAAGGTCAAACAAGAGATCTTGCGTAACCCAAGCAAGGAGGCAAAGCTGCTGATGGAAGTGGCGCTGCTGACTGACCTGGTCCGAGATCTTGCTGACCGTGTGCGCCAGCTGGAGGGAAAGCAATGAGCAACATAGTTTTGATTTCATTACTTGCATTCTTGGCTGGTCTTGTTGTGGCTTTTATTGGCATAGCACTTCTTGTATTTTGGAGCTACCAAGATGAATAAGACCAAAGACTTTATAGCGTTGTACCGAGATGAGGACGGTGTCGTTGTCGGCAGCGAAACCGTTAACCATGAAGTCAGACAGTGGCTGGCCACCATCGAGGAACTAAAGCTGGCGCTGTACACAGAGATGCACAAGGTCCAAGACCTAAGAGAGCTGCTAGACGAGACACGCAAGATCACTTTAGATCTGGCTAAAAAAATCAATAAGGGGATCTGATGCAGTGTCCTATTTGCCAGACCTGGACAGCGGTCAAAGACACACGTAAGCGTGAGAACAACATCACCATCAGACGGTATGAGTGTGCCAACTTGCACACGTTTAAGACTACCGAGCAGATCACCCAGATCCTGGACGCCACACACATGGAGCAACTGAAGTTGGCCAGGATAGAAAACATTGTGAAGGCCAGCAGGAGCAGGACTAGAGCGCCCAGGAAGTCTAAGAAGGCTAGTTATGCATGAAACACAAGTACATCTACAGGAAGGCCAGCAATGCGCCCTCACCCAGCCTGGAATGCCTGCTGATGGCGTGTGGCAGAGAGTTGTTAACGACTTGGGAAGTCTTGCGGGACAAGGAGTTGATCGAGAGGCATCTAAAGGCGCTAGACGCTCTATATGGCGCAAACGCAGAGGCCAAGGTACGCCAGTACATGAGAGAGATCTACAGAAATGAGCGCAATGCCAGATAACGTGCTGCCCTTTGAGATGCCTGCTAAACCCAGGATCAAACAACAAGACGCCCTACCCGATCAGAGAAAGATCGTAGTAATGCCATTCAAAGCCATCTTTGATGAGAGGCTCAATCACGGTACATTAAGAACACTATCGGCCATTGCAGCATTCAGCAATCGAGCTGGGATCACTTGGGTTAGCCAGGTACGCATATCCAAAGACCTAAAGATAAGCCAGCAAGCAGTTAGCAAGCAAGTTACCCAGCTCAAAGCACTGGGCTACATAGAAGTAGTCAAGAAGGGTTTCCATGGCAAGTCAACAGACACCATCAGGATCATCTTTGATGCAGAGATTACAGCTGCAGAGGCCATAGCAATGGTCAGCAACAAGGAAGACGCCAGGCCACCAGGTCAGATAGAGGCTGAAGAAAAAAGGTTACAAAAAGAAGTAGACCAAGAAGGCCTCAAACGCATCCAGGACATGATCAGACAGTCACTAACCACCACAACCAAGCAGGCACAAAAGGAGTACCAAATGCCACAAGACAATGAAACCATCACAGTCAAGAAGATGAAAGCAGAGATGAAAAAGAATATTACCAAGCCTGTGGATAAGTCAGCTAAAAAGGCTCACGTAGACAACCCCCAGGTTGTACATGGAGAGAGCCACATAGACAACCTCCAGGTTGTTAACGTAGACAACCTCCAGGTTGTAGAGAACACCGTATTTAACACTATATCTATTAATATTAATGTTATGAACAACAAAGAATTAAAGAAGTATTCAAAAGCTGAGATCGAGTCCAAGCTCGAACTGTTGCTGCCTGCCTACCAAGCCGAGGGCATCGAGCCTACAGAACAGGCTCTGGTTGATGGAATCATGCACATGATGGCAACCCAAGCCAAGATGAATGCTGTTTAAACGCAATCTAAGCCACCTAGAAGGCCTGTAATATGCAAAGTCAATACCTAGGTAGCCACCAAGCAATTCAAGGCCTTGTAGAGCCTGTTATCTGCGCTTGTACAAAACCCAAAGGTTCGTCTGCAATATGTACAGAGGAGGCACTTCCCTATAGAGAGAGCGCTTTGTACAGGCCAGGGGGATGCTTGAATGATGCGAAATGGCATCTGAGTACGAAAGCACTACACCTCCCCCCACCCCACCACCTGTGCGATAGGGGGCTTCTCTGAATTTTTCCCCCCTTTCTCCATGAGTACCTTTTACTACATTCACATTTTCTCTATTTTTTCAACCAAAGGACTAAGTTAATGACTACTAACTATGAATTAAGACCTGGCCAGGGATCTGCTTTCAAGAACAAGAACAAGACTGAGGATTGGCATCCTGCGTACAAGGGTGAGGTTATGTTGCCTGATGGGACGCTGCACTGGATTGATATCAAGCCTGGTAAGACTAAGGCTGGAGAGTATTGGTTTGGCATCAAGATTGGTGCGCCAAAGCAGCCTAAACAGACTGGCCAACAGCAAGGCATGGTCTTGGACCAGCCAAAGCCTTTTGCTCCAGCTGCGCCTATTGCCAAACCCTCCCCTGCTGCCAATGCTGTGGCTGCTATGGATGACGATATTCCTTTTTGAGGTAAGACATGACTGATAAACAAATACCAGCATTCCCCGTTGCCTTCAAATGGGGCGATGAATTAAGCCAATACAACGGCATGACCTTGCGTGATTACTTTGCTGCCAAGGTGTTGCATGGAGTCATGTCGAGTGTAGAGATGGGCATCGTATTTTCTAAAGGCGATAAACCCCCATCAAATGAAATTGCTGAATCTTGCTACGCAATGGCGGACGCAATGCTTGAAGCTCGCAATGGCCAGAACTAAGTACCCGACTCAGATCCCACCAGTTGCTGGCTGGGGTGGCACTCGTTCCATTGTCAGGCGTTTGGAGCGCTCCACTACGCTGGTCAAGAACAAGGAGGCCACTGCGTATGCTTTGCTGGCCATGGCTAACACCAAGATCACAGACATCATGTCGTGGGATGAGAATGGCCATGTGAAGGTCAAGCCTAGCCACTTGATCCCAGAGACTGCGCTGATGTCTATTAAGAACATCAAGGTGCGTGTGGACAAGGACGGTGCGTCTACGCTGGAGATTGATCTCTATGACAAGGTGGCGGTGCTGCGGATCCTGGCTAAAGCTAGTGGTTTGCTGGACAACCCAGACAATGAGGACAAGCCTAGCGTGATTGGTATCAATGTACGTGCGCCAGATGTTGTGGATGTAGAAGACAAACCAAGGGATGACCATGAAAACTAAAGAGCATTCGCCACGTGAATTGCCAATGGCTGGCTTGAATCTGGACTTCAGTAAAAGCCCAATCGTCTATGACATGATACAAAGCAATGCCTTTGTACAAGGCTTAATGGGTCCTGTTGGCTCTGGTAAGTCTTATGCCTGTGCAGCCAAGATCATGATCAAAGCTGTCCAGCAAAAGCCATCCCCTGTGGACGGTATCAAGTATTCACGCTGGGCGGTGGTGCGTAACAGCTACCCCATGCTCAAGACCACCACTATCAAGACATGGCTAGATCTCTTCCCAGAGGCCACCTTTGGTAATCTGCTGTGGACGCCACCGATTACGCATCACATTAGACTGCCTGCCAGAGGTGACGCTGCTGGCATTGACTGCGAGATTATTTTCTTAGCCCTTGATCAACCAAAAGACGTGCGTAAGTTGCTCTCACTGGAGCTGACTGGTGCGTGGGTGAATGAGGCACGTGAGTTACCAAAGGCTGTGATTGATGGCCTCACCCACCGTGTTGGCCGATACCCTACCAAGCGTGATGGTGGTGCTACCTGGCACGGCATCATCATGGATACCAACCCGATGGATGATGATCACTGGTGGCATCGAGTAGCTGAGAAAGAGCCAATCACTGGCAAGTACGCATGGAAGTTTTTTAAGCAGCCTGGTGGTGTGCTTGAAGTGGCTAAAGAAGATCTGCCAGAAAACCCAGAGGCCAATGACCATATTTTCGCAAGTGGCAAATGGTGGCGTCTAAATGAGAAAGCAGAGAACGTCAACAACCTACCCGCTGGCTACTATATGCAGCAGCTGGCTGGCAAAAACTTAGACTGGATTCGCTGTTATGCCCAAGGCGTCTACACCTTTGTAAAGGACGGTCAAAGCGTCTGGCCTGAGTACGATGACAACATCATGGCTGCCGAACTGGAGGCAGATCCTAATTTGCCTATCCAAGTCGGTCTAGACTTTGGATTGACGCCTGCAGCAGTCTTTGGTCAGCGCCATCCAAGTGGCCAGTGGCGTGTATTGCATGAGATCGTTACCTTTGACATGGGTCTAGAGCGCTTTGGCCAGCAATTGCTCACCGAGTTGCAGACTAGGTTCCCAAAATATGAGGTACGCATATGGGGTGACCCTGCGGGTATGCAGCGTGACGCCATTTATGAAACTACTGCGTTTGAATATCTGCGCTCACTAGGGCTAAAAGCAGAGCCAACTGCGACAAACGACTTCAAAGCCAGGCGTGAGGCTGCAGCTGCGCCAATGAACCGCATGGTTATGGGTAAACCTGGCTTACTTATCCACAAGCAATGCAAGTTATTGCGTAAGTCTCTCTCTGGTGGCTATCACTTTAAGCGTATTGCTGTCGGTGCTGGCCACGAAAGATTCAAAGATACGCCAAATAAGAACGAACACTCGCACGTGGGTGACGCATTTGGGTACTTACTCACTGGTGGCGGTGAATATCGCCAGCTGACCAGGGGATCTAACCGCACAAATGGCAAAGTCTTCATTGCTCAAACTATTGCATCGGATGATTTTGATGTATTTGCCTGATCTGCCCACTATGCCAGGCCTGACCTGGGTCCCATTTCAACCTGGCCACGTAGCAGTGATGAATGTCAAGGCTCAAAACTTCCAAACCATCAGCAGAGCCATCGATGTTATGACCATGCTAGAACACCAGGCTAGAAGTGGCCACGCTATCACTGCGATATTGCATGGCAGACCAGTTGCCTGCTTTGGTGCGGTGTCTATCTGGAAGGGTGTCGAGGAGATGTGGTGCTTTATAGAGGAACGTGGGCGCAAATACCCAAAGACTCTGACAAGAGCAGCCATTGTTTACCGTGATTTCAGAGTGATATCGCAGAATTTACATCGACTACAAATAATCGTAAGATGCGTTGACTTACGAGCTGTGCGTTGGGGAAATGCTATTGGATTCGAGATAGAAGGCTTGATGAAAAAGTATGGACCAGACGAGGCAGATTTTTTTATGATGTCAAGGAGCTAAACATGGGTGGATTATTTGGTGGTGGTGGTGGTGGATCTACTGCAGCAGCAGAAGAGCAGATCCGAGTACAGAAAGAGCAGATTGCAAAGCAAGACCAACAGCTTGCTACACAAGAAACTAACCTGGCTAAGAAAACCCAAGCTGGTATGGCTGCCAGACGTGGCGGTGGCTTGCGCCAGCTGCTCTCACAAGAACGTACAGATAGCGAGTTGGGCGTTCAATCCAAACTTGGTGGAGGAATGTAACCATGGCTACAGACATGAAAATGAAGATGCAAGAAAAAGTGCATAAGGTCATGAAAGAGTACGCCAGTGGCAAGCTCAAATCTTCTAGCGGTCAAAAGGTCAAGTCACGCCAGCAAGCAATTGCTATTGGCATGAGCGAGGCCGAGGC